TGGGAGTACCTAACACAAGATTGTATACAATAACCCCCATTGTATACAATTTGCTGTTTTGCCGTAATGTATACAATGAGGGTTTACTGTTACACTATTATTTTATTATTTGTTCTATGGTGTGTCAATCACCGACTTTTAATTCAGCAATGAACGGGATATGATCAGAAGAAGCTGTTCTATATGCTTCTGGCATTGGGTACGCATTGAGTATATCAATGTTATTAGAAACAATGATATTATCAACATACCATAGCTGACCGGTTGGATGTTCATAATCATCAAAATCTGCTCTATTACTTGACCATGTGTAATACTTACCGAAGAAACCGCAGTTGCAAAGTTTCATACCGGCATCAGTAAATTTTTTATACAGTGTATCTTCCTCACCGATCTCAGGGTTGAAGTCTCCCATTATGATATATTTATCGTGTGATGAAACAATGTCAATAATTTCCTGTGCTTCACCAAGTCTCACACTTGCATTGGCAGCACCTACTGACAGATGGACCGATATAATGAAGATGCCTGCAATATATCCTGTGCAATAATAGCGTCCTGTTGAAAGTTGGCCTATTGTATAATATGACATTATAGGCTTAGATTTTAACGCTGTCTGTGAGCCTGTTACTACTTCATTACCATAAAAATGGCTCCATAATGCATCATTTGACCATATAGTATTAGCTTCATCCATTCTGGTATCATATTCCTGCATGCCTAAAACATCGGCCTCAAGATCTGCGATAACCCGGCGCCATCCGATCAATTTCTCATCATATTCATCAGCAGGGATCCCATAACCAGTGCCATAATGATAGCCGCCTACATTATAAGTTGCTACTTTCAATGTGTCAGCTGGTACATATTTTCTCTCTAAGAAAATTCTTGAGAAATATATATCTGTTGGGATTATTTCGCGCTCTGTGCTGCTGCCATCGAATGTAACCATCCTAACATACTTAGTCTCAGGTTTTAAAATTCTTACAAAATCATCACTATAATAATATTGCTGCATATAGATGTTATTTTTATTCTCATCATATTCAGCGATAATTAGAGGCCACTGCCATATTTCCCCATGTATTTCAAAGTTACCTGAAACAGGGACGAAATCGGTTACAAGGCGTACTGGCGATTCTACATAGTTGCCCTGAGAATCCAAAGAGCCATTATACCATTTCTGATAAGCAAAATTGTGGAATGGTTCAAACTGTCCTTGTGAAGTTCCGGTATATAGTTTAGTGAACCAATAATAAGCATAAAAACTATCAATAAAAGGGTCTTGACCCGATAACGCAATGTATTTTGCATTGATTGGTAATACCACTTTGTTAGTGCCTCGCTGAAGGCTGAACGCTTTTATTTTCTGATGATTAGCGTCATACATCACATTGAAGTTAGAGCTATGTTCACATTCAATGTATAAAGGTATTGATGCATCTACGGGTATGTAATCAGTTCGGTGCCAATTATCATAAGGAATGAACGCCCCGGTTTCGGTATCAACATAACCGCTATTTTTTGAAAATGATAATTCGGTATATAAACCGGAAACTTCGCTTCTAATTTTTCCCGAGGCTCTGGCATCTGCACAAGCTCCCCTTGTGGTTAATGATTCATCAATTACAACACCGGTAGGTTCTGTGATATTATCTTCAAGCCAAGTTGTTACGATTGGCGAAACATACGGCTGAATAATTGTCGCCATTTCACCGCTACGAATTAATGAATTGATAGCCGAATTAATGGCATTTCGTATTTCGTCATCAACATCAAGATTGTTGAACCAATTTCTAAAATCGGCAATTTCTGCATCTATATCATTTTTATATTGGTTCATATTTTCATTAAGTGCTGCCCATTCTTCAAGAAGATTTTTTATAATCTTCAATATTTCGTCCATATTCATATCATGAAAATTAGAATATGGAAACTGTCTGAAAATACCCATTATTTTTCTCCCATCTTAGCAGCCTTTGCAGCTGTCAGTGTTACTGTACCTGCTACAGCTGTATCATCAATAACAGCTGATATTGTTACTTTTTTAGTTGATGGATCCAGTTCAAAATATATATATTCTGAATTAGAAAATCTTACACCTGCTTTATCCATAGTTACCTCCTTAATATATCAGTAAGCAAAAACGCTGTTTAAATGACTGAGCAATATAATTGATCATATTAAATTCAGCAATTTCACGCTCCTGTTCCAGCATCTGCTGGGTAGTAGTCACTCCTATATTACCGGTCCTGCGCTGTGTGCGCGTCTCAGATCTAGTAACATCATCATCAACATTCTCAGTATCAGTAATAGCTATATTATCAGTACCGGTATGAGTAGTATTATCAGTACCAGTATGAGTGGTATTATCAGTACCCTCCTTAGTATTTTTATGACTCTCGGCCCATGTGTCAGAATTAAATCCTTTAACAGCCTCAGTATCTGTAATATTTACAGTTTCATTATCTGACAAATTAACAGTTTCATTATCTGACAGATTTAAAGTCCTGTTATTACTGCCGGATCCGGTTCTAGCTATGTCTCTGTTTTCACTGCCTGTTACATTCTCAGTAACATTGGCGTCAACATTCCATATAGGATTATACTCCACAACCATTGTATCATAAAGCTTTTGCCAAGTGTACTGATTAGCTACTGACCATGTAGTGATGGCCAGTTTCATTATATCAATACTAGGATAGACCACTTCCAGCTCAGCGCACTGCAGCAGGATCTCATTTATAACAGCTTCTCTATCAAGGCCCTCAGGCAGCTGCAGGCCCTGAAACAAATTATGATCATATTCATACAAGCCCTGTATCGACAGCCACATTATCATTTTCCTCCTGTTCAAATCTGAATTTAACAGTTATATCAAGGTCAAACATTGCATTAACTTTATCAAGGCTTTCCTGTATTGTTTCAAGCCATAATGATGCTTTACTCTTAGTATCTACATTATTGGCTTCAACCTCATTATCAGTAACACCTGACTTTTTAGCAAGGTTTACGTTAGGGATCCCTATATCAGTACAAAACCTCGCGTCTATTTTGAGCATATCATTGAGCATATCACCTGCTACATAATTCTGCTTAAGGTTATTCTGGAAAGTAGTCCAGAGCGGATCCCCGTTATCATCAAAGAGCTTTTTATCCGCAAAGACAGCGGGATTGCCCTCATTAATTTGATCCACCATTTTCCGAAAGCTCTGTGCTACTGTCGTATCCTGACAGGCAAAAACATAGGCCAGTTTACTATTAGTGATGTTAACAGCCAGAGACTCCGAAGCAAGGGCTAGCAGATCTGCGTAGTAGCTGACAATATCCCAGCATCCGCCATAATCAGGCTGCATTTTTATAAGCTCACATTCTAGACCGATTCTAGGCTGAGTAATGCCAGTAAGCAACGGATTAGATATAACAGCATTAGTAGGCTGATAAAATACATCATAACCATACAGGCTTACGTTCATACCTCCCTGTGGAATCACACCAAACTTATCTGTACGGAGCACCACTACATAGCCAAACATGAACAGGGAATACAGAAAATAGTTAGTGCTCCATGTTTTAGGGATCCCCTCAAAATCAAATACACTTAGTATTTTTTCAATCAGATACCTGCGGAAATACCAAGCCGTAGCATTATCCTGTGAGTGCACAGTGCTGGGCTTGATATGCGCATTGTATCTATTTATAAAATCATAATCGTAAGTTTTCATATTAGTAAATTTTCCTCTCTATGCCATAAGGATCTTTTTAGCAGCCATAATTTTTTACCTGCAGGACCCGGACCCGGACCCGGGCCTCCTCCGGTTATAGGATTATATATAAACCCCTGAAAAACATATCCGGCAGTAGGTAAATAATCAGGTGGCTGAAATACATGTGTATCAAAATACCAGCCATTCCATGCTGAATCCGAAACAGTTATACTGCCATCCGGATGTATCTCCTCTACAATAGCAACATGCCCTAAGCCGGAAAATGGCCCATCAGCTAAACATAACACAGCACCCAGAGCAGGTGTTGATCCGCGCTCGTATCCATCATTATAAGCCCACCAGTCCTCAGCATTACCTGTACATAGTGCCGGATAATTGCTATAGTCATGATTTATATCTGAGCACTCCCACCAGCGCCCAAAGGCGTAGCATGTGCAATTTGGCAGACCATCGCGCGGATAAAAAGGACTCCTGCTGTACCAGTATGGATTATTTAGCATGCCCTCATCCGTTAAACGCGGTACATATGGATTTGTTGGCTGTGGTTCAGGTGTTGGCATATTTCCTCCTATTCATAATAGAATCCTGTTTCCAGATAATTCCGGATTTTACTATCTTCTGAAGCAGTGCCAGCTATCTGCACATCACCATCCTGCACAAGTATATAACCGGGGATATCGCTTATTGTTCTCATTTCGCAAAGCGGCCGGCCGTTATGCGCAGGATCATCATCAACAGGCCTGAAAAATTGAAAATCTAATTCACAGGCTCCATGATTAGCAGCAAATGACCCTGTAGTGCCTACAGTATTGGCTCTAGGCGCTAATGATTCTATAGCGTTTCCTATTCCACTGCCTCCTCCCATGATAGCACCGGCAGCAATTCCTGCAGGACCTGCTGCAGCTCCTCCCACAGCCCCGGCTATGGCTCCACCTATACCGCTAAGAGCAGACGAGGCTGCGCCTATATAATCTCTGGTTACACTTGATAATGATATAGGCACTCCAATCTGTGCCTCTATTCTGTTAAGAATTATATCATTACAGCTTATAACCATAATACCTTTGCCGGTTATTGGATCCACTTCTATATCAGCATACAGTTTATCAGCATCACATGTCACACTGCTATCAATATCTATACATCCAAACGGAGGCAGTGTGAGAGTAAGTTTTGAATAAGGCGCTGAATTAACATAGCTGCCTCTGCTGGATTTATCCGGATGATCCTTAATAGTAAATTCAAGCGATTTTGTAATTCGGCTTGTCGGATATATTTTTTTACCTGTACCTGCAGGAAATCTATAAACATTGATTGTAGAATCCGCATCCTGATTAGTTATATCTGCAATCGAAACCGGCAGCATCATACATGTTTTTATATACTGCATAGGATCAACCAGAGAAAGCTGCAGACCTATAGATAACTCCGCAGGATCAAAATTATAAGCTGCATCTATAATAGTAGTAGGATCTGTAAGAGCTAAGCACATTGAACGAAGCTGTGACGCATCCATTATATAATAATCCAGTGAACCAAAAGCAGCATTGGCTGTCACTATGCCAACAACAAAAATCCCTGTGGTATTCCATGGATTATTAGCTGATGATTTATCAAAATTACAGCCTGTTTTAGTTGGATAAAGATTATCAACAACTCTCCCATTATGGGCAGCGTAGGACCGTAATATATAAAGATTAGCGTCACCTATCTCGGATCTGTAAGTGGCCAGCACATCAACACTTAAATGCGCAGTCCATAAACTATCTGAAAAATACCAGTCCTCAATAAAATAGTACCTGCCAAAAGCAGGAATACGCGCGTAATTATACTCTGATGGATCAGACAACAGACCTATATTTAGCTGTATAGCCGGAGTAAATAGGCTGCTGCCATCTTTCAATATACAATCATATTCTACAGTTGGAGTATTAGCGTTAGGCCTCTTAGTGCTGTTATCGCGCTTACTCAGTGTATATAAATGTACCTTAAAACTCATAATATAAACCTCATGCGCGGACTTATGCCGTTAGGCTGCCGCGCACATCACAAGTAGAAGAAGCTATTAATCAAGAAGCAGCACAAGGCCTTTTTCCGTGAAGTCGTTATACCATCTTTCATCAAATACATAGTTCTGATTCCAGTAACCACCCTTGATATTAAATGGACTTGTCGCGCTCCATCTGTGTACTGTCGTATAACCCAGAGCCTCCCTGTCAAAAATCACGCCTGCAATCTTATCAATAGTGGCAGCATCAGCTGTTACTACATTGCCGGATGCGTTCATGTAAGAGGCCTGTACCTTGATCTGCATAGGCGTCTTTATGGACTGCCAGTAGTTGACTGCCTCTACATCTGCATAATCAAGGAACTCAGCATGGAACGCATCAGCCTTAACTCTTGCGTCCATTCCATTCAGGAGCGGAGCATACAAATATACTTTCTGATCCTGATATGGTACGTGCCTGTTAATAGCCTTACCTGTTACATTGATCTGGAACTCCTGCGAACGTTCAGTCATGAGGCCGGTGAGAGTAGCTACGCGTGCATACATCCATTTCATAAAGTTTCCGAAATTCTCCGGAGCATATACTGTAGTAGCTGTGAGAGTCTCACCTGTCTCAGCATTATACTCAGTCAGGAGATGGATCACTCCATTAGTAGCTGCTACCTTGCCACCAATAAAGTTAGCAATAGTCATACGCGCTATAGACTCATGGCACTGCTCGATCATATCGGATACATTCTGTGTGACCATAGCCATAAAGCGACCAAATTCATTTGGCCCCGACATGGCATTATCCAGTTGATCGCGGAAGATTGACAGGCTCTTATCGAAAGAGTTCATTCCGTAAAAGTTTGTCTGCAGGATCTCTGGCTTGTTGACCTTAAACATATCTACGCTCTGGCCATCAACAAGCTCATAGCGGACATCATTATCAAAATCTTTGTCTACTACGGCCAGTTTACGAACGATAGCGCCCCACTGCTCCTCATCCATCTTTATTCCGGCAAATTTTCTGTTGTACGGCCTGATAGAGAAGATAGTACGCGATACCATCTGAGTAATAGCATTGAGCACAGGATCATAGCCGGCCTGCAGCAGCGTAGTAGCTACAGAAACAAACTCAGCAGTGTTAGCCGGAGCAATCGCTGTCTCACCTGTTACCTGCTTCCTTATGTTATTAAGGATAGCAGCAGCATCTTTAAATTCCATTGTGTTAACTGACATGTTTACTTTCCTCCATTTTTATCAATCTTAGGATTGATGATCATAGCCAGCATATCCTCCTCACTAGGCTCCGGCTGCTGGCGCGATGCCATAATATTAGCTGCTGTAATCTCTTTAGTAAGATCCTTAATAGCTGCCTTTACTTCATCGGCAAAACCTTTAAGAACATCCTCCGGCTTAGTTTCATCCTCCGGCTTAGTTTCATCCGCAGGCTTAGGATCACCGGCAGGCTTAGGATCACCGGCAGGCTTAGGATCCGGCTCATCCATTTTCATGATCTCCTCACGGCTGTAACCAGCATCGAGCAGCTTGATTATTTCATCATATTTCATTATTTACTTCCTTTCATTAACTCATTAACTATAACTTGTACTTTGTTATAATCATATCCGGCAGCAGTAAGGCGCTGTTTACGCACAGTACCATTCCCCCATTTACCGGCTATAATCTCTCTGGCTATCTCCTCATTAGACTTAGCAACTTTTTTAACTCTGATTCTGTCATAATCAGGAGTGACAAAACCTCTAATATATCTGCCGTCTATCCGGAGCTTACGCCTGCCACAGCGCCCCGGCTCAGCTCCCATATTACCCTCTATCACATGGATATATCCGGCCTTATAATATTCCACTATACCCACATGATCAGGCTGGCCTTTATTATCTCCGCGGCCGGAGTCCTGCCAATCGTAAAGGATCCAATCACCGGCCTCCGGTATATACTTATCGGACTCTACCCATATATTAGCTTTTTTAGCTTCATTAATAATATATGTACATGCTGCTGATAATGGAAAAAACTTTTTAGCAGCTGATTTACCAAATGCCTGAATAGCGCAGGCACTGGCAAATATAGCACACCACGGATCAGATCTGTGAGCTGTATAGCCCATAGGTTTCACTTCATTAAAATAGTGTAATATATCCGCATGTGCGGAGCTGCCTCCACAGGTTCCTATATAGGACTTTGCAACAGCGACTATTTTAGATCTGCTAGTCATTTACCGGACTCCTTATTTACTATGATCTGAATAAGCTCTTTCAAGCTTGCCAGAACATTAGTATTATCCTCTATAGTTTTCCGGAGAGATCCTATCTCCTCTCCGTGTCTTTCTTCCTGCTTGTTAACCATCCAGAACATAGCCCCACATGCTACAATAGGAAAGCCCAAACTGGCTACCAGCTGACCTATAACCTGTATATCCATTTATTAACCTCCACAAATAGTGCCGGCATAATACTCTGGCAGGAGTCTGCGCGCTCTTCCGGAGCTTGCCTTGCGCTGCCGGCACTATTATTAAATAGTATACAATTCAAATAATGTTTTAGTCAATATGTTCTCAAATGTGACGCGATTATTGACATAAGCAGGAGCCAGTATAAGGCCATGCTTTCGCCTGTAGCGCATAATGCCGACTTCATCCGATTTGTACAGCGGAGCTGTGCCGGATCTGTGCTCAGATACATAATATTCTCTCTTAGATTTATGCCTGTATATGCTTATCTCTCCTACAGTACAAAGCAGCTTGTACTCTTTAAGGGCCTGTGCTTTTATACTGTCCGAATTGTTATAAATAAAATCATTCGACAGGGCCATATCGTTATAGGATCCTGAGCTAAGCCTATATAAAGCTGTATCTGCTTTAGCCTTACTTATTTTGGATTTCTGCAGCAGCACAAGCAGGATGCCTCTATCTCTATCCATAAATAGCTCCTGTCCTGCTGCTTTCATTTTCTCAGCTCTACCTACCAGCCCCAGCTCCAAAAATATAGGATTGGCTATGTTAAAGGCATTAGCAAGCCCCAGCACCTGCAGCGGGGGCTCCCCTTTAAGCTCCCTGTTTCGGTTTATACTTTCATAAGCATTGAGAAAAGCTGCGCCCTCTCCCTTTATAGGCCTCTCATGGCGCTCTGGTATAAACTCATCATATATAAGCAGCTTACAGTCTGAGGCATCAAATCCACGCATATTAGAGATAGTACTGAGCGCACATGTATAGCCCAGCAGCTCCTCACTCTCACCGGTAGGCTCAAAGATCTTACTATTATATTTACTTATGCTTTTAACCTGTATATCGGAGCCCAGATCTGTATTGATAGCCTTGTATGGATTAAACTCCGGCTTATTTATCAGATCTGTCTGGGCCTGTGTTCTCCTCATAAGAATGAAACGCGTATGAGACTCATACGCGTATTTAAGGGCTCCATATGTTTTACCTGTAGCACGGCCTCCGACTATAAAATTGAACGGCAGGCCATAGCTTAATATTTTAGCTATATCCAGATAGCTGTTATCTAAGTATATGCTCATCGTCTGCTCCTTTCATCCTTGCTCCACACGATGGGCAATAGTCATATCTCGCCCTGTGATGTGCCTTACAATTTGAGCATTCATATCTATAGATATCTGAGCGAAACACATTCTGTTTCCACTCCCCTTGCGGTCTGTCTGTGACTGGTATGGAATTAATTGCTTCCTCACATTCTTCTCCAATATCCTCACCTATGCCGTCATAGTTTATGGTTCTTGCCCACCTTTTTCGTAGTGCCTTTATCGCATCAGACCGTCTGATTAAGTCATCACTCATCATTGTCCTCCATCAGTCACACCTCACTACATAAAATTTAACTCTGCCCCTGTGGGCCTTATTGAGCTCCTCACACATAAAGTTGGCGCTGGCCCTGTAAATATATCTTAATGGCATATACTTAGCATCAAGCACCCAGCCATCATACTCATAACCGTCACCCTTATTATGGCGCTTGATACCATAATGATAGCGTGCATCCTTTTTTAACATATTGTCACCTCCTAAATAAAATTTAAGGCCGGATGTTTTATTTATCCGGCCTCTGTCCTTATTTAAGTTAAGCTATTGAACATGTGATATATTTCCTGCCGGCTTTGCTGGTTCCTGCAATAACCTCTATGGCTCCAAGATCCGGACCAAAGTACCCGACCATATCAAGAAACTCCTCTCTGAAAGTGTTTGAGATAGTAGCGAACAGTTCACCATCCGGAGTAGCCAGCGCTATAACTTCCTTGACTTCACCAGTCTCTTTATCAGGGCTGTTGTAATGGATCCAGCTCTCTATCTGCAGCACGGATCCCTCTGCCTCTGACATCTTTTTTACTGCTGGCGACTTCATGAGCTTATAAGCGGTGCGCGCGTCCATGTCCTCAGG